GGTAGTGCTAAACCTTAATGGGTGGCTACTATTACTAGAGGCAGATTGATCAAACTTGTAAATATTTCCCTCAGACAAGCTTAATGTTGGGCTTACGCTTCCATCTATGTAGAACTTATTTCCACTACCATAGGAGTTTGTTCCTGATGCAACAGTAACTGTGTAGTTTGTGAAGTTTGAGGTTACAGTAGTTGATCCAGTTGCTGATGTACCGCCAACTCCAGTAACATTAACACTACTTGAGGCTGATGGTTCAGTGACTAAAACTGAACCCACAAAGCCAGAAGCCTGATCACCTGCGACTAATATGTTACCCGTTTCGTTTTCAACCGCCTGTACGGAGCCAACACTACCCGTCATTTCAATATTACCACCGACAGGATTAAAGCCGAATATTCCGCGACTGTCATCAAGCCTATCTGGTCTTGGATTTCTTAAAGATTGCGGATCAAATATTTTCAACCGACCTAAAAAGTTTTGAGGCTGGTCACCGTCCCACACATCAGGCCCGACTAAAAACCCTGTAGGTGCGCCGTTGCTGTATTCTTCTTTTAGCTCATGCAGGGGGTATCTAAACCCTGTCTTATCGCAAAAGCCAAATGCGTATTTACCCTTTGCAAAAGCCATTTAGCCCCCAGTAACAAATGTGTTGAAAGGAACGAACTTAATAGATGCTGTTTCTGTATCTTCATTCGCAGCAAGTTGAAACTGAAATTCATACTCTTGCTTTAAAGCTGGTGCCATGCTCATAGCCTCAGGTTTCTTCTGAGCTATGTAGTAAGCCAGACCAGCCACTAGAGCGGGTATAAAGCGCGGTGGGATAGCAGCAGACCCTGATATGCCTGAGGACATGCCATCTATGCCTACTAGCCTGTAATAGGCCACTGTATAGGCCGCTGTGCTATCTGGGACGGGCCATAGAGTGAACTTAGTGTCAGTTGCCTCCCTTTGCACATAAATCTGCGTAGGACGGCCTGTGGTGTTCTTATTTGTCTGCTGCGCGTATGTAGCTACACTGGCCCTCTCAAGGGACGTATCAACCTGATTGGTGCCTGTGCCTGTTCTCAGTTGATGCTCTATGAGGTCTATAGTGTCAGACGGCATTGTATATGTCGCAGTGCCAGCGGTAAGAGCTAATGTTCCAGCGGATATGGTAAATAAGTTTAAACCCCTGTTTTGCCATTCCAATGTAAGAATGTTTAAACTACGTCGTATGGTTTTCAAATCATAACCAGAACGCATCTCAAGGCCAACACGCTCATACGCTTCTTCAAATAACTCTGCTAGGTCTGGAACTACAACAGTCATGGCTTCTTCGCTTTCTTTCTACGCTTTCCGCTTGCGGTGGTAGACCATTTCACCCTCTTGGGTCCAGTTTTCTTAGACGCTTCAGACTTGCTTATCTTAGATGCAACCTTCTTAGGTCTACATGCAGGGTAACTTCTTTTTTCACCCTTTGATCTTCCGCAAGGCTTTCCTGTCTTTACATCTTTCCATTCTTCGCCAAACCATTTTCCAAGACCACCCTTGGCGCTAGGTTTTTTTGCTTTTACTTTTGCTTTTGCCACGGGATGCTACCTTGTTATTGCCACCAGACCAACCGCCGCCTTTGGATTTATACCATTTGGAAGCCCAAGCATTTGCATAAGCGGAAGGATAAACATCGAACTTCTTCTTAGCGGCTGATTTGGCTCTAGACCATAATGCAGGATTGCTAGGCTTTGCGGCTGACATTAGATTTCTTCCTTTTGCTTTGATAATTTCTACTTCTGTTTGCACTTCTGGACTCTACAGTAACACCATCTGCATTAGAGCCACCCTTGCTTAGAGCTACTTTATGACTGATGTCTTTACCTTCTCTTTTGTCGGCCTTGCCATTGCCATTAAGGTCAGCACTTGTGCTGTCCATTTTCCTTCTAGCCCTTTGGCGTTCCATTCTATCTGAATGTTCGCCTCTGGCCTTTTGGGTTCTGTACTCTTGCTGGTAGTCTCTGACCCGACCTTTCATTAGACCATACGGCCTTTTGTCTTGCCTTTTCTACAGATACCATCGCCCCTTCCGGACTTTGAAACACCGCCACCAGCGTTCATCATTGTGGGCGATATAACCTTTGTAGAATAATCGCTTCCAACACTGGAAGTACCAGCGGCACCAGCGGCACCAGCAGCAGCAGCGTTCTTGGCTTGTCTTTTTTTCTTCTGACGAGAGTTTATAGCACCAAATAATGGGCTAACCATTCCTATGCCACCAAGTTTGCCGTCTTCTAACTTATCTGCCATTTTGGCTACAAATATACCCATATCTATCTCCTAACATTTCCATCTTTTTCTAGCCTGTCTTAAACGACTATTCGGGTCTTTTGCTGCCTTAGGAAACTGCTTCATTTGTCCAGCAGAACGGGCGCAGAATGACTTACGTCTTTTAGCGTCCTTGCTACCTTTTTTAACTTTACCTGTGACAGCAGTTTTTAACTTAGACCCCGGATTTTTACGTCTATAAGCAGCGACACCCGCCTTAGTCATTCCCGCCCCAGACTTGGTGGAGCGGAAATTCTTTTTGTTGCGTTTTGGCATTTCACCTTTTGACGCCATAATAGTTTACTCTATGAGCAGGGTCATTACATTGCCAGTGCCTGTGAAAGCAGAGACAAAACAACCATTATCAGCAAGTATTCCATCATTGGGGATGTATACGTCATTCCAACCTACAGGCAGGGTTAGCTGAAGTATAATCTCGCCCGTAGCACTACCACTACGAATGGTAAAAGCCGCAGCCGCAGCAGCGTTAACTAAAACACCCTGAAGCCTACCGCGTGATGGGCCTACAAGAGCAGCAGTATCGCTTGCCGCAAAATTGTAAGCTCTGACCTCTTGACCAGCCATTTACTTACTCCTTATGGAAGGACGGGTGTATTAAACGCTTGTGCATACATTACTGTGATGCGAACAGAACCTGCGTTAGTGGCAGCAGAAGACGTTACAGTCAAACGGATGTCTGATGTGCCAGTATTACCCCATTCTAGGGTTCCACCACCACCAGCACCTAAAGCTTTAACGCCTACCGTTGTTCCTGACGCAACTGTATTAATAATTGTATTTGCGTTACCACCAACTTGCCCAACACTAATGTTGGTTGTGGCGTTAGCAGCAGCTACAAGATCAATTATACAGTTAACGATCTTTGAATTTGCGGGAATGACGATATCTGTAACCACCGCCGCAAGCGCACCACCCGCTAGGCTCTGCACTGTGTCTTGACACATTACAACATAGCCCACATTGGCGATATCAGTGCCTATGGTAGTTCCGTTTGTTGTTCTAATAGTACCAGCCCGAATCGGGCCTGAAAAAGTAGTCGTACCCATGTTGATCTCCTGTCTGGGTTAAGTCAGATACTTAGTGCATCTGTCAGGGACAGGATAACAATACAATAGATTATAAAAAAAAGAAAGGGCGCTTTGCAGTGCGAAACCTGACCAGCGCCCCTTCAGTTTGGTTCAATTGAACCTAAACACCCGGTGATCCGTAGATACCAAGTGGGTCAGATACACCGAAGCTGTAACGCTCCCGTGCCTTATAGCGAACATTGCCCGTATCAAAGTCACCGTCCATAGACGTTGTCATTGGTGTACGCTCAAAGTGCTTCATTCCGTTAGGAATGTCTGTCGTAAGGAAGAACGCATCTGCGTCTGTCAGATAGTGGTTGACAGTATAACCCTCTGGGATGGACCCATTGGAGTTAATCGCGTTGATGTCGTTGTCAGCCGTACCGACACGCAGAGATGTTTCCAGCAAACGAGTTGCAACAAACTGAAGCGCAGGTGGAATGATGAGCTTCCGTGGACGAGCGGCAATCAACAGACCGCGTTCATCAACGTAAGCAGCAATATCAATTACTGCTTGCTCAAGGGAAGTTTCATTCAAATCCACGTTAACCGCTGGGCGGTTTGCGTTTGTGGTCCCAGAAACCGTGGGGTGCGCTGCGTTGAACAGTGTGACGCCATCACCAGAGTTGAAGGTGGCGAAGCCTGTGTTCAGCAAAGCTGCCGCTTTGGTTTGCTTGGTATAAGCCATAGCCCGTGCGAGAGCCTTGGTGTACCTAGCAGAAAGCGAATCGTACAGGTTATCTTCCATTGCTTCTTCAGTAATGGAAAAGCCCATAGCGATAGTTTCATGGGTGTAACGAGCAGTAAACGATTCCTGACCGTTGTCGTATGCAATTGCGCTGCCTTCGTTTTTAACGGGGGCAGAGCCAAAACCTGACAGTTTCACTTCTTCTTCAAAGCTACGGTCTGAAGATTCAGTTTCATAGATTTCAGCATGTTCATTGTCATACTTTTCGTATTCCAAGCCAAACAAAGCATTGATACCCGGAAGTAGCTCTTTAAGGAGCTGGGCGCGAGAAATAGCCATTGATTATCTCCTTACAGGCCAAGACCAGCAGTGTACGCATGTGACGAAGGATTGAACTTAACAATCACATCGGTAAATGCGTCACCAACAGTTGAGTCTGGTGCGTTAACGAAATCTACAAGCTTAAAAGCTACTGTAGCGGTGGTGGCAGCAGTGGCTACATCCAGAGATATTCTGGAATTACCATTGGCTGTGTCTGGCGCGGTCTGATTAACAGCAAAGTTACTGTGCATCAAAGTTTGGGCAACGGCAGCGTCAGCTTGAATTTGGAACAACGCATTAGGGTCATCACAAATATAAGCTTGTGCATCAGCGGCAACTTGACCAGCAGGCCACTGATTGTTTTGGCGAAAACCACTGACAGCGTCAGTGTATGAACAGCCAAGGAAGATGCCGACAGTTCCAGCAGGGAACGGGTCGCCGTTTGTTCCAACGTCAGTGACTTTTGTGATAGTGCCGTTTGCGGCTACTTGCACAATATCGCCGTTGGCAATAGCGGTGTTGAACCCAGAAGTAATGGGTAATTGGCGTGTGGACCCAGAGAAGGGCCGACCACCAATGGCATTAATAGGGCGCAAACCGTATGGGCTAGATGTAAGGGCCATTTGAGGCTCTCCTTCTATTACGATTTTGGTTCAATTGAACCTTTCTAAGCAAGTCAGGACTTGCCAAATGAAGTGCGCGAGGAACGCTCTGGGTTTAACACAGGCATCCTCGGATCGGATTCGCGCATGAAGTTTCTATCCACTGATTCCATTTGGTTTTGTGCAGTGTATAATTGGCCTTCTTCGCGGTTGTTTGCTTTTTCAGTTGGAATGCTACACAGTAACAAGCCACCAACTTCAACATTATCTTTGAACCTAGAATCTATGTCAGACATGATGTGAAGTTCAGGATGCTCAGAAGCTAAGACAGGGGTGTAACCCTCTCTGAACCTAGATGACACGTTAGTATTGTCTGCATTACCCAATGTAGATGTGCGAACATAGCGGAACTCAATTCCATCTCTAGGTTCGGGGGTCGGCAACATACTTTGTCGTGTCCACGGCTTTACACGTTCAGACATCTCGCGTGTTTCAGCTTCGCGTGGTTTCTTTGATTCAGCCATTTCTTGACTCCTTGAGTGCTTGCGCTGCGTATTGTTCATTCGATAAACCAAGCCTCTTAGCGAGGGAAGCTTGAGATGGTGACAATGTCACCGTGCGTGATTTGTTTGTGCTACGGCTGGCAGGGGCAACCACGTTACCCGTTTTTCTGGACGTTACAACATCGCGTTTATTTTCTCCAGCATTAAATTTACTGGGAAATGCAGAACGCATTGCCTCGTCTATTTTTTCATAATAATCGTCACTTCCAGCGGCTACACCGGACATCACAAGCTCTTCATGAACGCCAAATGCAAAGCCTGTCATTCTTTTATCAGGACCAAACCATTCATTTTTAGCAGACCATTCTTTTGTTCTTTGATCTGGCTCTTTTGCCACTTCTTGAGTTTGCTGGAGTTTAAACTCAGAGGCTGGCCTTTGCTGGGGCTTCATGCGCTCTACGCGATATTCTTCGTTGTTTATTGCGTTTAGCTTTTCATTAGCTGCAATCATGGCATCAGAATCACCAAGATCATAAGCTTCTTTCCATACCGCCCTTGCTCGTTCCTTATCTGCAATAATTCTGCGCTTGGCCTGATCGACTATAACACCTTCACCTTGTTCCAGTGTCTTCTTCAGTCGTTCATTCTCTTCATGTATTTTCTTAGCGTAGTTTACAGCCTCTTCACGAACCTTGATGGCCTCGGCCTTATGCCTTTCGGCTTCTTTTATATCAAAGGTCATTTTCTTAATGCGCTTTTGCACACCAGCACTGTAACCAGCTATTTCATCTTCTGTAGGAACTACAGGAGAAACATCCTCTGATGTCTTTGGTGCGTCAAAGTCATCATCATCTGATACTTCTACTTCAATAGAATCTACGTCATCAAGGGCAGAAATCACTGTATCGTTTTCACCCTCAAGGTCTAAAGCTTTATTAGTCATACTCTTGTATACCCCCGTGGGTCATCTACTACTGCTTCAACTGTGTCATCATTAATGATTCTGAACTCTTTGCCGTGAATTTTAAAACGGGTTCCTGAGTACGATCTAAAAATGACGAAGTCCCCTTCTTTGCACCAAGGCCCATCTGGGAAACGACTTTTGTCTGAATAAGCTGATTCACCAACTTTCATAACAAATCCAATAATGGATGCTGTTTCTTCAGAGTTTTTAAGTTCATCTGGCATGAAGACGCCACCTTCTGTGGTATCTTCTATCTGAGGCATTGCTATTAATACTTTATAGCCTGAAGGTATTGGGAGTTTTTTAACAGTTTTTTCTGATACTTCTGTTTCTGCGTACATTTTTTTGCTTCCTTGCAGTGACTTTAGGCTCACAGTACCTTGCGTGGGATTACCACGATGCGAAGATAGTTAG